TAAGCTGACAAACATGGGTATCTTATCAGTTAAATCTTGTCTTGCAAGATAATCTGCTATGTTTGTCTGTAAATTTGCATATGAGGTAAAAGCTGGCATCTATAGGTGTCCTGGTTTTGTTCTAAAATATAAGTTATCTGGGTCATTTAACCAAGCGAAAAAACGCTTTTGGTCTAGCACTGAAAATCCTTTCATAATTCCGTCTCTGTTTAGCTTGTCTATTGCTACGTAAGGTATACTTGCCACTCTGTTTCCGAACAGTTGGTCTGACCATTTAGTCTCCGCATTATTGTAATCTTTTTTGTTTTGATCCATTAAGGCACTCACATCTTGTGATTGCTCAATAGTTATTTCATCCTTATCATTTAATCCTACCGATGTAGTCTTATTATTATGATCTGTGTATTTCTTCATGTTATCCACCCTAAAATTGTTACGATACTACCTAAAATTAATCCCATTGCTACGGTTACCGCTAATGCGTAACCTATTGCTATTATTATAGTTTCCATAAAGGTAATGCCCCCGAAGGGGCAAGCCTATATTACGTTTCGTCAGTAATGATTGCGTGAGCTGCTTCGTTTTTAACAACGAGAGTGTACTCTACATTCATCATGTGTTTCTCGCTATCACCCATCTTAGCAAGTTTAGTGCTTTTGAAAGGTCTTAGATAAGCTACGTTAGCCATTGAAGGATCTAACACATATGTAATTTCATCAGATAAGAATCTATCTGGAACTACTGATAATGTGCCAAAATCGGACATGTATACGTCAGCTGCGCCAACAATCTTTGTTTGGCCTGTTTTAGGAGCTTGAAAACGTTGCTCAGCAATACCAGGGAATGTTGAAACAACCTGTTTATTAGCCGGTGAGACTAATAGAACTGTTGGTTCACCACCTTCTGTGTATGCTTGTAAAACTGCAGATTTTAGCATGTCTTCTGTTAATGCGCCACCAGCAGTATCTACTGTGTTAGTAGTTAGCCATGTAGCAAGACCACCTAGTTTACGAGCTGTTGTATTGTTACCAGGGTTTTGAGCTTGGTCAGACAATAGAATAGATTCCATGTCTCTTTTGATTTCAGCAGAAGCTTTTGAAAGCTGATATGCTGTTTCTGTAGAACGACCAGCTTTGTCTACTTTGTCATCTGTAGTTGATACCTGAATTACTTTATCAGAAATCTGAGTATAGTTACCTACACGTGTTGTTGATGTTAGAGCTGGTGCAACTGCATCTGCCCCTTCAACTTGTGCATTGTCTAGGTTGACTGCTGCTAGTGAATCTGTTTGCCATTCGTGCAAAGTATTCTTAGCAGTAGTTCTTCCAATTGTCGACATAAATGGAGTTGTAGTTGGCGATATGTCATAAATCGCATTTTGTAAATCTTCTCTGATACCAACGGTATCATAAGTCTTTAGAGTTGCCATGATTCTTGTTTCCTTTTAAATAAAGTTTTTGAATAACTCCGTGGCATCTTCAATACTGCCAGATCCCTGAAGTCGTTTTTTCTGTTTTTGATATACGTCGGTCTTGGCAATCTTATTGCCTTTCTTAGACATCTTAGGAGCTTTCGAAAGCTTCTTTGTAACGCCTGGGTTTGCTTTTTGTAGCTTATCCCATTGTGCTGCTTTTTGCATTACAATAACATGTCTGTGATCGTACACCTGTGAGAGTTCTTCGTCTGAAAAACCTACACTTTTCCCAAATTCACGAATGTCTTTCTTGACTTGCTCGCTTTTCTTTGGATCAGAAAATTCCATCACTTTTTCAGATAACATATGTGCTTCATGTTGAACCATTTTAGCTTGATGCTGTGCAACTTGATTCTGTTGTGCTTGAGCTAATCTGTTTTGTTCTTGTTGCAATAACTGCAACTTCTTATTGTTTTCTGTTTTATCTGCTACTTTAATAGCATATTGTATTGGATCGTTTTCTTTTAATTCGTCCATGTTCACACCATCATCACCTTCTTTCTGTAATAATGCTTGAACTTGGCCTAGTCTTTGAGCATATTGCTCCCTCATCTGCATAGCTTCGTTAACTGCATGAGCTTCAGCTTCTACTGCCTTACGCTGTGTTGCTAGCTCTTGAGACTTCTTAGTGTAGTCAGAACCCTTTTGATATCCTTCAACTAATTCGTTAAGCGTTACATCTTTCTCTTCGCCATTAGCTTTAACTCTAAAGGTTTTACGTTCTTCTACTTCTTCTTCCAATGCTTCTTCATCAGTTTCCTCAACTGCTTCCGTTGCCACTTCTTCATTTTCTACCTCGTTTTTGTCATTATCTGACGATTCGGCATCTAACATTTCAGTGAAAACTTCCGTTGCATCTCTTGGAGTTTCACTACCTGTATCAGGTGTCGTGATTTGCTCAGTCATAATTCTTCCTTAAATTTGATAGATAACGTCTATCACGTTTATGCCCAAAAAAGGCAGTTGTTCTATTTTTTATGTCCTCTGGAAGGTGCATAGAATGGGCTTCTAAAACTGCCCATTTTCCCTCAGAGCCACATAATCGCTCTGTGTTGTTTTTTAATTGATACTTCCTTGCAAGTGGTAATATATTTCACCACGGGGCTTAAAATCGCTCCTAGAGCAAACCCATAATTGCATTAGATGTGTCTTCCATTCTTGTTTTAACTCCTCCTAATGGAGTTGTTTTATATTCTTGGTTATTTAGAAATTCTTGTCCGGCTTCTTGAAACTTTCCTTGATTAAGTAGGCCAATTGTTGCTGGTGAGCCTGATAAACTACCTCTAAACCATGAACCTAGTAAATGTTGTCTAGCTTCTAGTGGATAATTGTTAAAACCAGGTATTGCTTTGTTGATTGCAACCAATCTTTCGTCTATATTGCCTTGTAATTGAGCAGATGCGTCTGCTTCTGTCATGGTATCACCAGGTTTTACGTTCTGATTGTAATTACCATAGCCAATTGTGTAATGTTCTTCAGTATCTATAGGTTTATAAGCTGTTCCCTTAAAACCTTCCTTCTTTTTTAAGAAATCAAGGTAATCACCCATTAGAATCCCCTTTTTCTAAGCTCTTCAGGTGATAATGTGTCAGGTGATAGTAAGCTTTTTATCCATGAGAATGGGTCTGAGTTAACTTGTGTTAGATTAGACTCGTTAGGATTACCTAATTGATTAGGATAGCCAGTAAATGGGTAAGGACTTGTTGGTTCTTGGTATGTATTAGAGTTTAAGATAGGGTTTTGCGCTATTTCTTTTCTTTTCATTAGCTCTGCAACAGGATCATAACCACCTTGTCCGTCCATGCCACCTAAGTTTTGGTTAAAAATAGGTCTTTGGTTAGGATAGTTACCTTCTGGTACTTGTAATGGTACTCTTGGCTCTTCAGGCTCTATTGTTGAGAACTGTGTTGGCTCATGTAGTTTTGGTCCAGTAGGAATATCTTGTATAGCATGTTGATCTTCATGCCCATAAGAACCATCAAGATCTTTAAATGTATCAGTTCCTTCACCATAAACATTATTGTATTGTTGCATTGGTTGTCCACCCATTAATGCTCTAGCGTTTGCACCAGGGTCTACCCTGTCAGATGTGAAGTCTTGTTCCTTTAAAAAGTCGAGTAAGCCCATGTTATATTTTCCATTTTGATTTAGTTATCTTCTCATCTGCAGCTATTGACTCTAGGTGAGATAGTATTTCTGTTAAACAAGCGACACGCATATAGCATATCTCTCTTGCATGTGAATCTTCTACGTCTGAATTAAGTAGCATGTCTATGTGCATTTTCTTTAAGTCAGCCATTGCTTCTATAAAGCTATCATCGTTAAGAATGTTAGCAATTGCTTGTGATTTCATATTATCTCCTATCTGTTATTTAATCTCCATAACTCTTTAGCCATATTAACATCTATATCATAACCATAACCCTCGTCCTCTGTAGGTAACCCGGCAATAGATGTTTGTGTGAACGGGAAGTTTTTACGTCTTTCTTCCATAGTTAAATCTTTTCTTCTTGATGTTGCTCTTGCTTCAGCTTCGCCTGGTTGATGGGCATACATATACCATCTTTGGTCGTCAGGAGATAGTTGGTTATATGACTCTTTACCCCAAGATACTTGTTCATTATCATAGAAGTCATTTAACAAACCTATTGCTTTTGGGTTGTTGAGTCCATTTTGAATTTGCGTATCAGTTCCCTTTCCCCAATCTTCTAATCCTTGTATACTATGTTGGTTTTCATGTAACAAAGTGTCCATTATTCCCTCAGTGCCAGCACCTTGACCACCAAACATTGTAATATTTGGGTATGTAATATTGTCAAACCATTGTTCTGCTTTTATTTTAGGATTTCGTTGATCACCTTTATTGTAATAGTCTATATTTAATGGTATATCTACATTATTTGTTGGGTAATACTTTTCTACAGTATCTCTATCCCAATATTTACCCTTTCCTTCAAAGTCTTTTTCTTTATTACCATACACTCGATCAACCATATTTAAAGCATCTTCGTTAAAGCTTGCTCCATGAGTAGGACCTTTATAATCTCCAAATAAACCGTCAGGATAATGCACACCATGTGTTCCTGGGCTATCTTCATCTTGTGGTTGTGTTGTTACAGTGCTTGCTTCTATTCCAGGATATGATCTTTCTAACTCATCATGTTTTAGATAATCAAATAATGTGCCATACTCCATCCAATTGTTATCTAATGTCCTCTTAAATTTCATTGGATTTTGTAGATAAGCTTTGTCGTCTGATATTTCCTGTCTCCATTTGCTATCAACACTTCGACCAGTCATTGTCTTATCCCATATCTCTTCAGGAGTCTTACCCCACTTTTCCATCTGTAACGCTTCTTCATAAGCACCTGACCTCCATGCTTGAGAGTTAGGTCCTATAAACGTAGCTACATCTGTCTTCTGTCCGGTAAATGCTTGTGGTCTATTCTCCCATGAGTTGACTACATTGTTATTCTTTAGGATCTCTTCTAGTTTCATATTTGTTTAGTCTTGATAGTCAAATTGACTATGGTTTCCTCTGTTTGTATTGGTTGCTCCATTATTATACCTGTCTAACAATTCCTTTTGCCTTACTGGGTCTTGAATTATAAGTATATCTCTCCATGTCATTCTTCCATTAGAACCACTACCTGATCTATTAGAGCCACCATAGCTACTACCACCTGACCTACTAGAACCACCATAGCCTGGCTCACCAACACCAGGAGTTCCTGGATGTCCAGCATATCCACCATCATCTGAATCACCATAGTGAGGGTCATTCTCAAATGGTTCGTTCTTTAACATTCCTTGCATTAATTGTTGTTGCTCATGAGGTTGAGCTATACCTTGTTGTTGTAGTTGGTCAAAGAACCCAGGCTTCTCTGCAGCTACTGCATCGTTAGAGTGAACTAATCCAGATAATACACCACCTAATCTACCAAACCCTTTAGCTATTGTTGATGGGCTAGTAAGGAAGTTCCTTATTGGTTTAGAATACTGTGTAGTTGTTTGTGGGTTAATCCCCATGCTTTGTGGTATTGGTCCTTTGTTTAATAACATTATGCGTTTACCTTTGCTAGTTTATCAACTGCGCTTAACACATTGCGCATATCCTCGTTAGAGACTTTATCCTGGTTAGCCTGTGCTTTCTGTGCTAGTTCAGCAGTATGCAATGCAACGTCTGCTTCTAGTTTAGATCGTTCAGTCTGTATCTTAAGCATCTCTTTAGCTGAGTCTAGCTCTTGTTGTTGTCTGGCTAACTCTAGCTCTTGTTGTTCCATCTGTACTTTAAACTGTAACTCTTGTTGTTTCAGTTGTTGAGCTGCCATATCTGTTTGTTGCTTCATAGATGCTTTGTCTGTCTCTGCTTTAGCTATTGCTTGTGCTGCTTTTACTTCCGGTGGAGTCTTGTCAGCTTCCTTATCTGCTTGCATGACTTGTTGCATAGTTGCATCGTCAATCTCTTTAATGAATTGTGCATCGTCTCTGTAACCTGAAGCGTTAATGAACTTAGCTAACGTTTGTCTGTATTGTTTCAAGTCTACTAATGGATTAGATAGGCCATACTGTTGTATCATCATTTCTTGTTTGCCTAGTATCATCTGTAACATAGCAATCTTCTCATTGCCAGTACCGTTACCTAATCCTACGTTAATGTTTACATTGTATAAGTTATCCCATTCTCTAGGATCTATATCCATAGGCTTACCATTGATAGCCATAGCTCTTGGTTCATCTTGGTATTTACATACTAAGTGAAGTATACCTCTCATTAAGTCTTTGACACCAGTGTCAGCAAAGATACGAGCAATCAGTTCTAGTTTGCCCTGGCTTTGTGCAGTCATAGTAG